TATAAGAGACAGGGCCTGAGCAGTACCAACGAGCGAATGCTCAAGGTCCATCTTCAGAAGCTTACCGGTCTTCATCGTCTCGCGGGCAGCGATCTTGTCGCGACCGTAGGTCTTGACGGCTTCGGCAGTACCCGAGACCCGGAAGGTTTCTTCCAGAATCTGAGTACCGTTCGTGCGCATCGACGGCTGGTCGCGGTTCGAGTCAGTCGGGTCGGCGCCTTCGAGACGGGTATTCTTCACCACGGCGCGGAGTTGATCTTCCATCCACTGAAACAGCGTGTTGTTGATCGACTCAGTTTTGATCGAAGACTGGAACGGAACATCGCTCGGAGTCAGGAGCGAGATGTAGTCCGAGATATCTTCTTTCTTACCGACGAGGTCGAACGACTTAAGATGGGTGGGCATATATGTTGTTCCCTATTTCTTGGAAGCAGCGAGGAAAAGATCGGCGACAGAATCAACGTCACCATCGGTTTGGGCAGCGCGGCGAAGCGCTGTGACGTTCGGAGCATCACGCTCAGCGGAAGCCGACTTCTTGATCAGCTTCTTAGGCGAGGCGGTTACCTTCTTGGTGACAGTAGTCTTCTTAGCCTGAAGGGCATCGAACTGCCGCGCCTTGTTGATCATCAGGATAGCAGCCGGGTCAACAATCTCGTTGACAACATCAGCATCCATACCTTGAGCAACAGCATAGGTACGAACCTCATTATAGAGGGTGTCATTCCACTCGGGAATGTGCTTCAGAAGTTCCTTCCGAGCCTCCTTGGCCTGCTCACGGAGAACGGTCTTCCGCGTTTCAGCGGTCTTGGTGAGGAAATCCTTAGCCTCAGTCTCAAGAGCTTTCACCTCGCTCTCAGCACCCTCCTTGGCGGCGCGGAGAACCTGAAACTCCTCAGGATCGAGCGTAGCAGCGGCTTGGTACAGATCAACGTCTTTGTACTTAGCAGCCTTAGTCACAGCAGCGTCGTAGCGGCTCTTGAGCAGATTAGCGACGTAGAGGCCTTGGTCGTCCAGTGCCCGGCGCTGATTAGCCAGAGCTTGGGACTTAGTAGTCAGAGAAGCCTCTTGGCCGTACAGACGCTTGAGGTCTTTGACGGCGATCTTATGCTCAACGCCATCGACCGAAACCGTTACCTCGGCTTCATCATCCGCGACCAGAGGTGCAGGGCTTTCCTCACCTTCGTCCGAAGAATCCTCGTCAGTCTCTTCTTCGACAATCTCTTTAGCTTCTTCTTCAACGATAGCTTCTTCTTCGGCTTCCGTCTCTTGGTCTTCCGAGACTTCAGCGGGATCAGCCTGAGCCTTCAGAAAGGCATCGGCAACTTCGTCAATACTCGGCTCATTACCGAGTTGCAATTCGGGGTCCATATTCCTTGTGAGTCCCTTAGACTAGTTCGTCATCATCGTCCTCAATGTCAAACAGATCAGGCTGAGTGCTGACTGCTTGCTCATAGATAACGATTGTTGAGTTGATGGTTGACAGTAGATCAGTCAGTACCTTGAACTTTTGGTATGCCTGCTCTCTGCGATCCTTCTCCGTCCAATCAGAGGAAAGGATTTCAGTGTTGTACTGTTCACTCAGGATAGAAACGACGGTTCTGAATTCCGGTCTGTCAACAATACCTTTGAAGAAATGCCCTACGGCGATTAGGTCTCCGTGGTCCATAGTTCCCTTCTTTAGATTGGTCTAAAGCACATCTTACGTAGAGGCGTTCGGGCTAAAGGATGCGGACTTCTGATCCACGGTCTTAGCAACCTTAAGTTCTTCGTTATCGATGTACATTTCATGCTCAAGTTCCCGAGCATCAAGCTTAAGCTGTTCCCTGCCAAGTAGCGCTTCAGTCTGAGCCCTGAGGAAGTCTGCCTTAGCCTTCAGAGCATCGGAGTCAGCCTTGGAGGTCATAGCGTACGCCTGAGCCTTCTGGTACTCGATACGTGTCCTTGCTTCTTCCATCTGTAGCTTCTCTGCCTCAGACGGTTCAGGAGCTTTCACCAGCTTAGGTGGAGTGAGGATTGCTTCAATGTCCTCAATACCACGGCCCTCCATAGCTCGGCGAAGAACCTCGTAGCGCTGCTCATAGGTGTACGCAGGACCGAGCATAGGATCAGCAACAAGGTACTGATCAGTCTCAATCCATTTCATAGCCTCGGCCTGCTGCTCCCCATACCCAAGGGTCAGTTCAACGGATGCTGCGCTTCGGTTACGCCACTGAGCCGGATTCACTTGGACATACGAGCCAAGCGACTGTTCGTAATCAGCCTGATCAATAAAGTCGATAGCAGTATGGTAGATCAGTCCAAAGAGTTCTCTCAGGAACTTGCCAAAGCGGCGGGCAATGATCTTCTGTCGTTGCTGAGATTGGCTGATAAGCTGCTCGACCATCCCTTGAGCATTCTGAGTCGAGATTGCGTCCTTGTTGAGTCCTTGGGACAGCTTAGAGATACCTGTGACTTCCTCCTTATCCTCGTCAATCATCTGAATGAGATTGAAGACGTAAGGGTTCAGCGGTGCTTGTGGAATAGGCAGGATGCCATCAGGACGCCTAACGTTGACGATACCGCCGATGCGGTTGTCGAGAAGTTCAGCAGGAGAAGGAACCGTTCCACTAACTACTTGAAGCCGAGGATTGTTTGTAATCAGCGTGTGGTTGATGATCTGACGAATGAGTACAGTTCTTGCGTTCTGGATCGGGATAACCGACTTAGCGTAATTCTCGCCTAGGAACGTGTGTGGCCTAGGGAGGGGAACGAAGGGAACCACCGGCATCCGAGCAAGGCGTTCCTTGTCAAGGATATGACCTTGAGCATAGACCACCCGATAGAGATACGACTTGCCGTTTCCCTTAAGATCAAGCTGAATATAGGCCTCATAGACCGTAACAGTCTTGACTGATTCTTGATATCCATCGTCTGTAGAGATAATATCCCCAGCATCCTCAAAGCGTTGCTGCTTCTCGTACATCTTACCGAAATCATAGCTACCATCAAAGGTAAGCTTCTCGATGATGCTTTCCTTGAAGCCAGCCTTGAGAAGATAGGACTTAGTCTTTTCAGAGCGGTGAATGAAGTACCTAGAGTGAGTTACCGAGGAGGTACCCGAGGCAATCAGGCAGTCTTCCGGCTGTAGTACTTCAACCGAGATACGCTTCTGAGTCTTGTCTACCTTGAACACACCAGAGAAAAGACCTGTATCTGGGTCCGTGTCTCCTTCAGTGAATTCAAAGTTATCATGCTGATTCACAACGGCTGTAAGCTCGTCGGCAGTCAGGTTTTCAAAGCTGTATTCCTCAGAATCTTCGAGTTCTTCACCAAGGACCTTGACGAAGGAGAACCGCTTAGTGAGACCATCAGTCAGTACATCGTACATGATTTGCTCGCCATCATTCTCCTTGAAGAAGACATGGCGGGTGTACTCTGTAGCCTGCTTAGCGTCGTCTACGGTCTCCCCTCGCTCAGGTCTGAACGTTACAACGCGCCCGTTCGTAAGGAAGGCTTCCAGCACAGTAGCTCGGCAAGAGTCAACAGCGTCGAACACATCGCGGCTAATATACTTGGAATCCCCGGCGTGCATCGGCTTAGGCTCAATACCTTGGACGTATCTTTCAACCTCCATACGCTCTCTAGCCAATTTGCCGTCTGAAATCGTTTCTGAGTTAGAAATAGCTTTACCGATGATAACAGAGATATCATCGTCAGTCAGTTTCTTAGCCATATCCCTCCTTAGATTTGTCTAATGTAGGCGCTGTCCGTGAGTTCAATAGGTGCCCACACTCCGTCATGAATGTGATTGCAGATAGCCAAGGACATAACGCAGTCATCATGACAGCCTTCCTCAGCTTCGAGTTTCCCGGATTCCTTGACGACAAAGGTTAGCATTTCTTGAATAGTCGTCTTGTCGTTTAGCTCAAGCTCGCTCTTACGCAGAGAAGCCCTGAGATCATCGATGATGAGAGGACGGGTCTTTGCGTTGGTCAGGAACCCGAGTTTGGTAGTATCTGCGTCCTGCATGTCATCCTCGACCATGTTCATGTACACGTGAGGATAGTTCAATTGCTTGTACAGCAGGTTCACAGTAAGAAGGCCGTGGTTGTTAGCCTCTACTGCAATCTTCGCTATGTTAAAGAGATAGCCAAGGTGATACAGAACCTCGGAAAAGTAGTCAGGATGTACATGGGCTCGCCATACTGCTACCTGCCTCTTTCTGCTATCCAAAACGTTAGCTACGGAGTAATCTCCGCCTTTAACGCCAAGAGCAACGTCAGCGCCGATGTAGTAAGTCTCTCCCGGATCAATATGGTGGTAGAGCATAAGCTCGCCTAAAGCATTCGGGACAAACGTATCTAGCTCAAGGGCCATCTTCTCAATGGGGCCTTTAAGCTGATTAGACCTAGCAACAAGTACGGCTGGGTCAAACACAGGACGACCAGTCGTAAGGAAGGCTTCTTCAGCCTCACAAGGATACTCTTGCTTAAAGAGGTCCAGTCCGTTCTGATTTACCTTCAGCCTACGCCAATAGACCTGTTCGTCATCTAGACCATACTTTTCAGCTAGATCATCTTCAGCAGGAGTCTTAGTGAAACCCTTCGGTACTTTCTTACGGTATTCCCTCTGCAAGAACCAAGGAATGAATACTGCGACATAACCATTGTCCCCTCTAACAGCGCCACACCACATTTCATAGAATGGGCCTGTAACACCATTAGCTGTGGATTCAATGTAAACCTCGGTTCCGGGAACCTCGGGAATAGACTGAAGAATACCGTTCAGGTTCTCCCTAGCGATGCTTTCCTTCCAGAATGCAAGCTCAGAGAGATGGGCGTGAGTGATTGTTTCACCACGGGCGATGCCATCACCCCCTGCCGTAGCGACCATGTAGGAGGAATCGAGTTGATCAAACACAAGCTCTTTCCGGGTAGAGTACCCAGTACTAGGCTTGAGAATCTTTGGAACATTCTCGTGATATCGCTTAGTCATGTTGAAAAGCGCTGTGGTCGAGTCAGACTTGTGAGTGACCACAAGAGCCTTTCTGGCTTTACCTTGACTTACCCTGAAGTACAGCCTTCCCCCGACAGCGGTGGAAAGCCCTTGTTGCCGGCCCTTCAGAATGATGATCCTGACCATACCGGTTTCTGCGATTGACTTCTCAATAGCAGCTTGAAGGATTAGTTGAGCATCGTTTAACTCGAACGGAATAATCTGAGCGTCCTTGGTTCTGATCTTCAGAGCCTTGGCTGCGTAGAATTTGAAGTCGTCTCGTAGCTTACGTCTTAGCTCATATACCTTTTCATCAGGACTAGATTGAGTCGAGGTCATCAAATGAGTCGTCAAACATATCCATTTCCTCGGACAGAACTTGATAATCAGCGTCTAGTATTTCAAGGTATTCAGCGGCTTCCCGCTCCCTTGCAAGACGCTTAACTTCAAACTCAGGACCCATTCCGGCTTCCTTAGGCTGCTTGGGTTGAATTACCTTAGCGTCCTCAAGGACCGGGTAATCATCCCTTGCTAGCTCAATAAGCCAGTCTTCCGGTGTCATGGTGGTGTTAGTGTTGTGGTTGATGGACGGGGCTTTGGAGTGTGTGTACTGAGCCAGTTCCTTCAGAGCAGCTATCTGCTCCTTAGCAGAAAGTGTCCCAGACCTGACGAGGACTTCCAACATCCAGAGAGGGTTAAGCTCAAGACCTGTCCGCTCGGTAATGTGTTCCGGTAGGAACTTAAGATTCTTTGGGTCTACCAATTTAGAGGCCTCATTCAGTCTGAAGTGAATCTCCTTTAGCGGCATAGAGGATGGGTAGTCTTTCCTCATACGGGCATCTACAAATGCCTTAATCGAGTAGTAAAGCTGTGCTGAGTACCTATCCTCAGGGACCTTCCCGACGCGAGGTGCCTTAGGCATGTCCTCAAACGCAATTCCGTAATACTCACACGCAAGCCGCTCTACTTCCTCTCGGGTGTACTCAGGATATTCGAACCACTCAGTAAGTAGCCTGCCCGTCTTTGGGCAAAACTCGGGCACCATTCTTAGGTATCCTCTAGTGTGTAGGCTACTTTAGACTTGATCCAAAGTAGCCCCCGTAGTTACGACAGCGCGGTTGGAATCCTAGAGGCATCCACCGGCGCTACACCAGTACGGCCAAGAATCATGTCAATGACGTCCTGAGCATCCTTCTTTAGAACACTCCTAAGATCATCAACGCTGATGTTGTTGGCCTGCATGATCTGAAGGAACAGGTTGTAGTC